CTGGGTATTGTATTTTAGAAATGAGCTAAACGACAATCATATCCATTGCGGTCAAATCGGCAGTTCTAAGCAAGAAGAACTAATAAAAGATTTGTATGATAATTTAGCTTATTTATGTAAAAAATAATTTGTAATTAATGTAAAACTTTATTAAGTTTGCAATGACATAAATTACTCCAAATTTTGAAACAAGAGCCGTAGCAATACGGCTTTTTATCCGGATTAAATATCAAAAAAATTAAAAAGGTTATAAAATGTTTGATAAAATCTTAAACTGGTTAGAAGATAATTCTTTTATTATATTAATAATGTGGATTATAATACCTATAATATTGATAACAATAGTATTTCCTATTGGATTATTAATCAGCGAAACGATAGGAATTATAATACTATATTTATTTACAATAACATTTTCAATATTAACATTAATAGTTTTACTTTTGATATTGATAAAAGAATAAATATAATAATTTATTTATCTTCATAATACAAATAGCATCTACAATTACAATTCTCAGCAGCAACTGAACCTCCGCCAGGATGTTGCATAGAATCACCGCCAATATTGAAATAACCTTCATCATTTGGCAAAGTCCCATCCGCAGCGTAATGCGTTTCTCTAACAGAACCGTCCCTTTGTGAAATCCATTTTACATTTTTGTTAGTAACTTCTGCTATTTTTGTTTGAGTTTGACCTGAAGTAGATGTTGTAATGGTTCTGGCAATTAAATTTACACGTGAATTTTTCATTGTAGAAAAATGTTCTTTAATATTGGTTTTTAGCTTATTTTTGTCAATAAATCCCTGCTCTTTAATCATATTATCTACAATAACATTTAGTTCAGATTTAATCGTTTCAGTAGAAGTAAATAGCTTTTTATTGCTATAATACAAAACAGCATTTGTTATCTTTTTTATATCTGAACTATCAATTTGGAAATCGGGATTGTTTTCAATTTCTTTAAAAATATTTTTAATCAAATTCTTTAAATTTACGTTACAATTATCTTTAAACATTTGCTTCCACAAGTTTTCATCAAAGATATTAACATCTTTTGTTTTAATATTACTTTTTATGTTTTCTTCAATAGAAGAAATAACATTTTTTTCAATTTGATTAAATGTTTTAGCAATATTTTTAACGAATTTAGGATACTCTAAATTAGCTAAATAATCCTTTTGTAACCAAACGACAGCTTTTTCTATTTCAGTTAGTTCATTATATTTTTTTTTTACTGCTTTTGACTTTTGAATAGGTTCAGTTAATTCATTATTTTGTATATCCGAACTTCTTAAAACATCTCCGCCTTCAATTTCTTCATAGCCATTAAACGTCCTATATTCGTTTGGAGTTATTAAATTATATTTCAATTCCAAATCATATTTTTTCAGTTCAAATTCAGGGTCATTCCATTTAATATCATCGTGAATTAAACATATATCTTTTTCAAAGTTCTGAAAATAATTGCTCAAATTATATTCTAATTTATCAATTAATGGTGAAATTGTATATACTCTCAATTCCATTTCAACCTTATTTGCCGAAGCATAAGCAGCGTTTTCCGAAGTATCAAGCATCGTATAAGGAACTCCGAATATAGCACAAATCAATTTTGCATTATCTTTTGAAGTTTGGTTATTTATAACGTTTGAATTTGTGTTTGTAGCAGCAAAAGGTAAAAGTTCAACACCACCTTCTAACAAAGCAACAATTTGTTTATCTGGTAAACTTTGTTTTAAATGCAGCTTAAATCTATTATATTCTTCATCTGACATATTCTTTTCTGTCTTTAAAACAAACGGAGGCAATGCTTCTCTAATAAAATAATCTTTTATAAAAGTTCTTAATTCATTATCAATTGAAATAGAATTAGCAGCAGCCAATAATAATTCAGGACGTCCCCAACAAAAAGAAGTATTGACATCAGAACTTGGACTTAGTGTTTTTATATGACAAATTTCGCTTTTATCAATAATTGTAACTCCACTATTAGAATAATATCTATATTTAACAATATTATTATACATATCAAGCACTGGTTCAACTTTGTTAGAAGGCAAAACATAAATTTGTGTAGGATACTTATAATCATTCATTGGAAAATAAAAAAAAGCATTTCCACTAAAATCAAGCCATTTTACTGCTAATTGTTTTAAATCATACCAACTAATATTATATAAAGCATTAGGTTGATTTATTAATTTGCTTAGCCAATGTTCAGAATTTAGATATTCAAAAGTTCCATCTTTTTTTCTTATAGCAGGATAATTATTAACACTTGCTAAAAAATGAGCTCTTTTATTTACACAAGCAAAACTCCAGCTTTTGAAAAACGAAATTAAATCTATAGTAGCATCTGTATTATTTAGCATACTAACGTAAGTATGGTCTAAATTAGCACTTTTTTTATTTGTCTTACCAAATAACTTATTTATTAGTTTCATATTCTCCTCATATTTAGAGTTAAACTATTTTCTTTTGCAAAATTAATAAATTGTGTAATACTATCGACAATATCATCGTGTTTTCCAAAAGGAAAAGTTGTAAATTGTTCAATAACGTCAAAAGTCCATTTTTCGTTTGCTTTAATAAATACTTTACCCTGTTCAAATAAAGGTGCTGCTGTATGACATCTTGAAACTTTATCTGCAGTTGGTTTAATTGCTTTAACAGGTAAAAAAGTAAAACGTTTCAAATACTGTAATAAACTTTGTCCACTTGCTTTATCCTCAATTAAAATTGTAGATGGTTTGTATTTATTAGCTAATTGAACAGCGACCTTTTCTAATTCAGGATATTCTAATTTTGTAACAAAGACGTCAAAAATATAATAATAGTTGTCTTTAATTCCAATTGTAGAACAAACAGAATAATCATTTTTCGCATCTGTTTTAAAAGCAGTGTCCCAACTTTGAATAATGTAATCATACTCTAAATTATCGTCAAAATACTTCCACCATTCCCTTTTGATTATCTGAAGTTCTGAATTAGATGGCTCTTGTTGATATAATGCAGAAAACCATAAACTACCTATTTGTTCACGAATTTCATTCAAAGAATCAATATTAAATCTTTTAGGCCATAATGCTTCGCCTTTTTGTCTGCCTAAAATATCACCTTCACCTGCAATTGCTTTTAAAGTTAATAGTTGCCATTCTTTTTTAACGTCATTGTCTAAAATTCTACCAGCCAAATCGTCATAATGCCATCTCGTTTGAATTAATATTATTTTTGCGTCAGGCTCTTTTCTTGTATAAGCAGTTGAAAGAAACCAGTCCCATGTTTTTTGTCTATAAGTAAGTGAATATGCTTCTTCTGCATTCTTAACTGGGTCGTCTATGATTATCCAATCAGCTCCCTTGCCAGTCATAGCACCACCAACGCCCACACAATCCATATACCCACCTGCTTCAGTCTCAAAGTAACCTTGTCTTTCAATAGTCAAATCATTCCGATGTTGCTTATAAATACTCATAGCTTTTCTGCCCCAACTGGAAGCAAACGTCATTTCATAGCTTGCTAATAAAATACGAGCTTTTGGATTCTGCAATAAAAGGAAAGCTGGTAAATACTTTGATACAAATTCAGATTTCCCGTGTCGTGGAGGCATTGTAATAATTAGCTTATCATATTCCTTATTAATCAATTCAAAGAATTTTTCCTCAATCAATTGAATATGAGGAGGGCATTGAAACTCTGGGTTATCCTGTTTAGCTAATGTGTAAATCGTTTTTATCATTCGTTCATTGCCTTAATAAATTCCTTATAAGCAGCTAATTGCTTTGGAGTTTTAGGTATTTCAAATTCATTACCTTTTGAAACTACATTTTCAAAACGTTCAATATAGCCACGTCCCCTGCCTATTGTTTTCAGGAAAAAGATAATTGCAGTCTTGTCTTTTTCGTTAATCAATTCAAATAACTTATTCTCAGCTAAATCTAATGTTTTGTCCCGTGCTTCTTGTAAAGTATCTTTTAATTGTGGAAATTCTTTAATATAATTATAAATAGTTTGATTATCACAATTCAATACTTTAGCAGCTACAGAAACTAAACCATTGGCTTTTAATATTGCATTTTGTATCTGTTCTATTTTAAATTTTTTAACGTTCATAATTAGGTTTTTTCGAGACTAAAAAAAAGTTACTTTCATTTTGTAAACTCAAAATTACATTTCGGACATTTAATTAATTCGTATTCTTCATCTTTTGTTTCTGGCATATCAATACTTTTCAAATCAAAATCCATTTTCTCCAGCTCCCACTCCACAGGGCTTATATCATATTCAGTAACCAAATCGTTAATAACTTCAAAATCCAAATCAATACTTTCCTTTGCAGAATGATTATCAATTATAGCTAATTCACGTCCCTTTTTTGAATTTATTTCAATGTCTGTTCGTTTCACAGCCACAATTTCCTTGCCGTCAGTTTCAACTATTCGTATGTTTTCCATACCAATTTGTCCAGCGGTTTCGATAACGCCATTACCAGCTATAATATTATTATTCTTATCAATAAGAATTGAACGTCCAGCTCCGAGCTTGCTAAGAGATTTTTCAACTAATCTTAATCCCTTTTGAGTATGTTTATTTGCATTCTTATCGTCAAAATGCAAATCTGTAATTTTAGCTTCTGTTACTTTGCATTTTCTTTTTCAATTAATTGATTAAATTCTTTATTTATTAGATTATACAATATTCTGTAGTCGCTACTAAATTTTAAATAGCTTTCAATATTATTACAATGTGCAATAATATTTGGATGCGTTTGGTTAAGCAAATCTGCAATATATTTTAGAGTATATTTCTTTTTTCGTAGTATATAACAAAACATAGCACGTGCAGTAACAATATTATGATTCCTGCGAGTGCCTTTAAATTCTTCATCATTAACTTTACAATGCTTTAATACAACATTGTATAATATTTGAATATGATTATTATTTAGCATAAAAAATTATAAAAATTAAATAATAATTAAAAAGTTATTTACAATTTAATAAAAGTTATTTACAATTCAAAACATTTTTTTGAATATTATGTTATTTTAGCAACAAATATTAAAAGGGAAAAGTTATGGAAGACAAAATAAATAAAGAAAACCAACAAACAAGAACTAAATATACGGCTTATTTAGAAAAAGCTGAGAATGATGTTTATACTTTTGTTATGTCAGAGGAAAAAGTTGATAGGGATGGCGAAGTAGTTGTTTTAGATGGATTAGATATAAATGAATTTTTAAAAAACCCGCAGCTCTTTTATAACCACGAATCCAGAAATTATCCGATTGGCTTAGTAAAATCAATTAGACGTGAAGGCAACAGATTAATCGGTGATATTTGGTTAAATCAAATTACTGAAGAAAGTAAAATAGTTAAGCAGCTTATTGACGCTGGCAATTTGAAAACTGGTTCTATTGGCTTTTCTGTTACTGATGCAACTTGGAATGACAAAGATGGAGTTTATTATTTGACAAAATCCGAATTGTATGAATTTTCAATTTGCAATATACCAAGTAATACAGGCTCAGTAAGAATAAAAGCTGGTGCAGTATTAAATCAGAATAACAAGAAGTCAATAAACAATGTTATTGAAACTTTAAATTCAGCAATGATAGATTTACAAAAAATATTAGACGAAGCTAATTCTAATACAGAAGAAAGCAAAGAAGTAAAAACAGAAATAGAAATAGAAGAAATTCAAGAAGAAAAAGAAGAAATATTAAATAGCAAACAATTATATGATATACTGAAAGGATAATTTAAAATGGAAGACAAAACAATAACAACTACTGCAATTGATTTAAAAAATGTATTAACTGAACTTTTAAAAGAAAATAAAAGTGAAGTTGAAACTAAGTTAAACGAATTGCAAAATTCCATTAATACAATAAGTTCTGAAATCGAAACAAAGTCAATAGATTTGATTAAAGAACAAATTGCGAAGCACTCCGCACCAGCTTTTGTCAAAGGTGGGGACAGCGTGCAAGAAGACCCGCTTTTCTGGGGAAAAGCCGTTTGGTTAAAAGCCAAAGCATTTAACGAAAATTCTTCATTCAAAGACGTTCTTGAAAGCGAAGCAACAAGAAGTTATAAGCATTTTGGTAGAATTAAAGATTCTATTAATGCTTCTGCTGCTGCTGATGGTGGCTCTTTGCTTATACAAACTTACGATAACGAGATTATTCCACCTTTACAGCCTAATTCAGTTGTTAGGGCTGCTGGTGCAAGTGTAATAAGCACGAAAACTGGCGTTCATAACTTCAGAAAAGTAGATTCAATGCCAGACGCATATTGGATTGGTGAAGGTGATACAATTAATGCGCAAAAACCAACTACTTCTTTAATCAAAGCAAGTGTAAAGAAATTAGCTAATTTAGTTCCCGTTTCAAATAGCTGGTTAAAAATTGCTGAGCAAAGTGTATTTAATGAAATTCAAAATCAATTACTTATAAATATGCAAGGTATTGAAGATGATGCATTCCTTGAAGGTTCTGGCACTGAATTTAAACCAAAAGGTATTTTAAATTGGATTAATTCTTCTAATAGCAATGATATGACCTCGACCCCAACGGCAATAACAAAACGTTATGACTTGACAAGGTTAATTAGCTTGGTCGAAAGTGCTAATATTCAAATCATAAAAGGTGGCTGGATTATGCACCCAACAGTATTATGGGGACTTATCGGCACCGGCTCTGCTGTGAATGGAGATGATGTAGAATTTTTCAGAAACATTGCTAATACAAAGTCAATTTATGGTTATCCGATTTACACTTCAACAAATTGCACTTCCTCAAAAGTTTACTTCGGAGATTTTAACAAAGTTAAAATATTGCAGTCATCTAATATAGAAATTGCGATGAGCAAAGAAGTTTATTTTGCAAGTGATGAAACTGCAATTAGGTTAATCAATGAAGTTGATTTGATAGTTACACACGATAAGGCATTTGCAGTTTGCGAAGCTATTAGTGGCTGGTAAAAAATAAATTAATATAAATGAAAGGAAATTACAATGCACTATACAATGAATGAAGGAAGTAAAGAGTTTAAAGTTGATGGCTCACATAAATGCCCTGCCCCTTTTACCGCTGGTTCTACGTATGATAACGTAGCAATAGCAGGGGCGTGCATAGATAGGTTAAACTATAATAGTGGGGCTGTTGCTATATTCTATTCAACTACTTTAACAACACAAAAAGCATTACAAGCGAGTATTTCAATTAAGGAAGCGGATGCTGGCGAAGATTATGGCTCTGCTGTCCCACTGCTAACAACTGAAAGTATAGCAACTGCTTCAGGAGTTGGCGTCTATACCTTCCCTATTGATTTAAGCTCATACAAACGTTACGTTCAATTTACTACAACTTTGAACTTGACACATACCGCAACCGATGTTGCGGATTATGCCGTTGCAGTTATAAAAACTGGTTCTAATTCTGTCCCTGCTTCATAGTTGCGCCTGACCTCCCCCGAAAAGGGGAGGTTTATATTTAATACAAAGGAAATTAAAATGAATAAATATTTTTCAATAAAGCCAAGTGATTTATCTTTAATTGAAGAGCAAGTTGTAGATAGTAATAATGTTATATTATACAAAATAAAAGTTTCTGATGACTTTGTTACTGAGAATATAACAATAGATAAGTCATCTAATAGGCTTGAACTTCATATTAAGCCAGAAAATATAGACGCTTCGGTTCTATGCAGTTTAGAATGTTCATTAGATAAAACTAATTATTATCCTATGCTAAATAATTTAGGAAGCCCTGTTATATTAACATTTTTAACTACTGACACAGGAACTTATATAAGGGAAATAAACGGAGTAGGTGGGTTTCGTCGATTGAGTTTTGGTGTTGGTTCAGCAACTACTGGCACATTCCAAATTACCGCTACACAGGGAGATTAGAATGAATCCAATAATTATAAATAACGAATTATCGGGGGCAGCAGTTCATACAATACATGACAACGTTGATTCCCTTGCTATTGATGGAGTTAATGGAACATGGTTTGATATAGAATTAGACGCCAACGGTTCGATTACTCTTGCAAATATACCAATTGGAGTGTTTGTTTATTTAAATATAAAGAACACACACGCAACTGACAACATAAGCATTACGATACCTGCTCATATTGGAGACCCAACTCCTGCGGTTATTACTGCTGGTGATTACTTGAAAGTTCAAATATTCTATGATGGAACTAACTATCATATTGTTTACGGAGCTATTGAGGAGATATTTACATGATGTATTTAGGAGCAATGTCAAAGCCAGAAGCAAATGGACTTGTTTTCAAATTAAGTAGATTTAAAGACTTTGATACATCTGGCAAAGGTAATGCCGTTGCTAACAATGGAGTTATAGCTGCAACAGACCACAATGGGCGAAGCAACAAAGCGTGGGAGACTGCGACAAATAAAAATATTTCAATTGCTGATAGTGAAAGTTTAGACTTCACAAACGGTATTACAGTATATTTTTCGTTTAATATAGCTAACGGAACTACAAATAGATTAATATTAATAAAAGGTGATGTAGGCGTCCCGACACGTGAGTTTTCTATAGCCATAACGACATCAAATACAATTAGAGTTACGATACATGAAAATGGAAACTCTACGGATAATTACAAATCTTACAGAACCAATGTAGTATTTACTGGCAAATGGGTAAATTTGATGTTTGTATTTTATCAAAATAGTTTAAAAATATATAAAAGTCAAAAAGATACTATTGAGACGAATTATATAAAAGAAGCCGATTTAGAAACAAATAGTATTTACAATGGCGATTCACCTATGATTATAAATGGTTATTTAAACAACGGCACATTGGATAATACAAGTGCATTTACTTTTGACAAACTTTTATGTTACAACAAACCACATGATATTTCACAATTTAGAAAAACTTATAATTATTGGAGGAGTCACTAATGAAGTTTGCAATAGATAACACGATTATAGATAGTTCAATTGAGTTAAATAGCTCAAATGGCTATTCAAGAGCTATTGAATTGAATGAGCAGCAAATAGCTTTTTATTTAGCAAATCCAACGGCAAGCGTTTCTGAAGTTCTTGCAATGGAGTTAATTCCAATACCTGAACCGCCAGAACCAAGCAATGAACCAACACTTAAAGAAAGAGTAGAAACAAATGAAGACGCTTTAGATGAGTTAATTCAATATGTTTATGGAGGTGCATAAT